GTTGATTCCAAGTACTTGAACTTTCTTGAGGATTGCACGATCGATGCACTGTTGCTGATGACAGATGGCGCTATTTATGAGAAGGAGCGTGGGAACCCATCCGGGTTTCCGAACACCCTTCGCCTGAACTGCGTCGTCCAGCTCTTGGCTTGGTGCTACGCAATGTCAATCCGGCTCGAGGAGCTTGGCAAGCCTAATTCTCCCAAGGATGTGGCTGCCGCGTTCATGTCGGACATCTTCCTGGAGATCTGCGGTGACGACAGCCGCGCCAACGTGCTGACGGAGGTTGGCATGGAGTTGCTCGATGCCAAGAACCCCAAGGAGCCTTGGGGGGCCTGGCTGAAGATCTGGCGTGAGCGCCTGCCCTGGGATGTGAAGATCGAGGGGCAGGTGGTCTTTGACTACCAGTGGGTGGAGACCGTTGTTGGGCCTGTGGCGCAGTTTGCGCAGCCCATAGCGGCGAGGATGGCTCGTATGCCACCACTCGTGGCCCGCAACTTGTTCGTCGTGGACGATATGTTGTGGTCACCCCTCTGGAATGCTGGGCGCTGTGTGCGCAAGCTGATGTCCGAGGGGACTGACAAGGCCACTTACCCATTGGGGCGAAGTGAGGCGGATGAGAAGGAGCTGCGGATCAGCGCCTTCATTTCGCTCAAGCTCGTCGTGTGGTGGCACCACCGGCACATCGTGTTCAGCCCGACAGTCCAGTGCATGCTGGACAACGGGTGGTACACGGATGACGTGAAGGTGCATGTCAACAGGGCGCTTGCGGACGTGTGGTATGCGGCGTGTGCTGAGGCACCGCGCATGTCATGGTACGAGTGAGCGCCGCACGACACTGTCCCGGAATGACGGAAAACTTGTCCACACCAGGGGGGCCGGTGGTGTTAAATACCCGGCCTATTTTGAACAAATCAATTACTGACACACATGCCTTATCAAGCAGTGCACAAGTCTATGCAAGGGATGACTGAGCTCGCTCAGGCCATCGCAGTGCCCCACGAACACAAGCCTTCGCGCATTCCCAGTTTTCCAAACTTAGAGCGCACGGCGGTTGTGCCTACGGTTAACACCGGTACTGTGGCGATAGCTTCTGGGTACCAGCGCGACTGGACCCTATTGCGGTCACCCACTTACCCGTTGTGGACTATGAGCACTCTTTCGACGGGCGCTGCTTCCATGTATTACACCGCA